GGCTTATGATTCTGTCACGGAAGGTGTGAATAGTCTCACCTTCGGTGGTGCATATGCCGAAGGCCCTCTCAGCATCGGTGCTGATTGGATTGTAAATGATGCAGGTGATGGCAGTCTAAACAACTGGTCCATCGTCACTACCGCTGCATACAAGTGCTTCGATGACTTCGAAGGATTTGCACAGTGGGAAATTGGTGACTACGACGGTAGTCTTAATCTTCTCACCGTAGGTGGTAATTACGATCTTGCTCATGGACTTGTCTGGACCAACACCTTTGGGTTTGCTCTTGAGAGTCTCGGTAGTAATTTCGTAACTGATAACACTGGATGGCGTTCTGGTTCCTCGTCGGGACAGTTCGTTCTCCGTAGTGGTGTTACGCTTAGTTTCTGAAACCCCAAAATTAAAGGATATTAGATATGGGTAATGAAAAAGAATGTTGTAAAGTCGCGGCCTGCCCTTGTGGTTGGCTTGCCAAAAGAGTTTTAGGACTCCCCCTCTGTACATGGGTATTGCTTTTCGCAATCCTTCCCTTCACCGCACGCGGTATTTCATGGACCGCTCGTGGTCTTACCGGACTGTGGGACGGTGGTGCTAGAGTAGTCGGTGTAGAACGCACCGAGGATGCCCGTTACAACGGTCGTTCAAACATGGACTCTATGCGTCTGGAACGTCGTATGCGTTCTAACGACATGCGTTCCAACACTGAAGTTAACTGAGTTAAAACTCCACACTTCCCAGAATCCTCTGCCCTCACGGGTGGGGGATTTTTTTAATAAATATAGTATGAATGGACATTGGACCAATTTACCTGATGATTTTAATCCCGACGAGTGGTTTGGTTTTGTTTACCTAATTACTCATAACGAGTCTGGAAGAAAGTACATTGGAAAAAAACAGATACACTCATACCTCCGCAAAAAGGTAAAGGGTCGAAAGAACCGTAAACGAGTAGTAAAAGAAGCCAAGTGGAGAGATTACACTGGTTCATGTAAACAACTAAACGAAGATATAGAGAAACTAGGCAAAGACCAGTTTTCTTTTGAAGTTCTTAAGTTGTGTAAAGCAAAAGGTGAACTGACTTTCTCTGAAGTAGAGTATCAGTTCAAGAGAGATGTATTGTCAGAGTCTTTAGAGACAGGCGAACGAGCATACTACAATGCAAACATCATGAATCGTTGGTTTCCACAATCCGCCTCTTCTCCATCCTCCAGAAAAATATAAGACCTGAAGCCAAAATTCCTATCCACACTAACCAAGGTGTGAGTAGATCAAATATAGTTTTTGGTTCTGATGGTACATACTCTGTTGAAGGTTCTGCGTTGTTGTAACCTTTGAGAACTTGATCACCTGCACATGAAATGAGTCCTAAAAGAATACAACATGCCAGCACGGCAAGAATTAACCACAATAATGATCTTTTGGTTTTATCTGGCATCACTTAGCCTTTGCACTAGCATTACCGAAGTAGAATCCGACAATGGTTACGAGGATCTGTCTATTTTCTGTGGTAAACAAGTAACCTGTAACGGTTTCAAATGAAATGTATGTGTTCTTACCGAAGAGACCGAAGAAGTCCAGTGGCGCGTATCTTTGTTCCTCTACCTCTACGGTTACAGGAATCTCAAAGAATGGTAGAACGAATGGTGCGATGATCGTACCGAATAGAATACACAATACAATAAGACGACGAACAACCTTTCCTGCTTCAAGACCAACTCTCTGCACGGCTGCATCGGCAACTTCTGTTCTTTTGTCTATGAGTGAGAGGGTTCGATCGAACCTATCTTTCTCGTCTTGTCTTCTTTCTGCGATCGTGCGAAACACGAACCCAGCTAAACTTCCACCAACCAGAGATAAAAACTCAGTGGTTAAAAATGTTTCTAACATACTCACCTCCTAAACAGGTATGACATCTCTCCTGTTTTATCGTTTTGTACGATAATACTCTTTGCACCAGTTCTCTTTACTTGACCTTTGATATCGTATGAACGATCGTCTTCCATGTAGTTTGCATATCGTTCATATTTACCTTTGCCTTTTAGGCACTTCTGATATTCTTCTGCGGTTACTTTATAAACAGGACAACCCATAAACTTACTGTCGCACTTCTTTGCCTTTCTCTTGCGAGAACCAACAGGGACTGGATCACTGCCAAGTCCTGCAATATCACCTGAACTGACAGAGTTGGTAGGAGCTCCACCCATACCGTCTTCTTCAATTTTTTCCATTAGTTCTCTGTAAGTCTTCATTGGATTGATTCCTTTGCATTTCCTGTTTTAAGTAACATTAGACAGAGTTTACTGCCGTTTTTGAATTCTATATCACCCACTGTTCTTCCGTACTTACCTCGTCGATATTCGGTGTGAACAATTACATCCTCACCGTGTTTTTCAAACTGTTCTTCTACAAATGCTTTTGACTCTAGACCTTTTTCTTTTTCCTGTAAGTCTCTTGTTCTTACTTCTGGTGCGTCTATGTCTTTGAGTCTTACTCGTTCGTGAATCCATATATCAAAACCCAGATCTATTTTCAGATCAACCGTGTCACCATCTACGACACGAACGGCTTTGGCCTTGTAAGTATACATTAGTCTATTCTTTGTAATTCTCCAAGGGTAAACACTTTGTTGTCTACCTTGTAGATGGGTACACCTAAAACCGTGTCAATCGGATCTGTGTATTCATTGAGTTCTATTACTTCGTTTTCTATGAGGTATTGACCATTTTCGATTGCAGATGAATGTCTGGACTCTAGAAGTTCACTGTATCCATTTTCATGAAGGTGTTCCATGAGTGCGTCTTCAATCTTGGTAAAGTCTCCACCGATACTCTCAACATGTTCTTTTAGAAAGTATGCCGCAGCTGCAATTGAAGCAATTTTACTTTTACCGAATGGTAGTTTCTCTAATAGTTTCTTAATCTTCCATACCATTGTATAGAAGATAGAAGGATATGCCTTCTTTTCTTGTGATGTGGTAAGTTGAGATCTCTTCTTGAGAATATCGCCATTTGCATTGATTATGCCTAGTTTATATGCTTCTGTCTTATCGAAAGGAACGACCAACAGTTGAATAAACTTATATGCAATGAAAATGTCGAGTGCGGTTCCTGCTAATCCCATTAAATTTCTCTCAATACTGATGCAATTTCTTGATTAATTGGTATGGAAACTATGTCTACTTCTGGTGCCTTTTCAGGTAAGAAATTGAGATACACCAGTAGAGTTTTTAACACATCGTGCAGTTCTACTTCCAGACTATAAAACAATAGTCTAGGTGCCATCTTACCGAATACATTATTCAGTATTATGATATGATTCAGTAACAATCGTTCACGCAAAATACCATGTATTTTATATTTCTTTGCCAACCTCTTCACATACTTTATGCGATTGAGGTCTTCATAAAATTCATCGGTACTCTGACATGTCGGATTGTCATATGACTTCATAGCATATAACAGAAATTTTTCATCATCTATAGGTTCATCAAAATTCATAATAAAGTAATTATCTCAATATGTTCAAACACGATCTCTCTTAATGTATCTATTCAGTGCTTTTTCACTTCTTTTATTTAAAGATCTAGAACCCTTAACATCACCCTTGCTTGCTCTGTCTAAAGAACGGTCAGCAAGACTCATTCCCTTATCTAATGCTCTTTCAGCACCTTTGGATCTTGCCGCTCTAATTTTTGGATGGTTTGGGTTCTTTGGCATCTTGAGTTCATCAACTTGCTCGACTTCCTCTTCCTCTGCAACAGATTCTCGTGTATCAAGACCTGTTGGAACGACCTGTGCATCGACGTGGAACATGCCGTCACCTGTCTCGGAGAACTCTACGTCCATCTGAAGACCATGACCAAGTTTCTCGGCAATACCATCGCCTCTTTCAAACTCATCGAATGGAGTCTGTGGAGTCTTACCAAAGGAACCACCAAAGAGAGTTACTGGGAAGGAACCTTCACCTGCGGACTCCTGTGTGACGTTAATGTCAAGACCGAGTGTATTTAACTTCGCACGAAGTTCAACGATGGCCTGTCTTGGGTCAAAGTAGGACTTCGCGGTGAAGTTCTCAATGAATTGATTTAATCTTTTTAGGTTCTCTGGGTTTCCAATGTTGTGAACATCATATGAACCAGAACCGAGTGAATCGAGTTCACTGCCATAAGTATAAATTGCACCGTAATCCTCTGCGAGTTGGTTAATTAAGTTTTTAAAACTTTTCATCCTTCTTCTCCAGTTGTGTCATTCAACGAACTCATGGCTGCGTTGAAAAAAGTGTTTGCTTGTGCGCCATTTAACATTTGATCACCGGCGGCTTTAATCATGTGGTTGTTGAAGATTTTGGTTCGGTCTTCGACTGTGTGGGCATCTCTTGCATCAACGCCGGCCTGCCTCGCGGCCGCCTGTAGTTGATCGGAGATGTCTGCACCAACTCTGCCACCTGCTAATACCTTAGCGATGTCGTTGACTACATTCTTGTACTTTGGATCATTAAAATCATTCATTAGGTGTATCCTTTTTATACTTTCTCAGGAGTTTGGATGTACCCTCTTCTCCTGCACCATGTTCTTCTTTATATGTATGTGATTCATTGGCTCCACGGAGAGACTTGATACGTTCAGTTTCTTTTTTCCTCATCTGTGGAAGAATTTTCTTTACTATCTTTGCAATTAACTTTGATTTTTTAGCTAATTGTTTCTCGACACGTTCGCGTTCACTGACAGATAAAGAGTTCCAGTCTCGTTTCTTGATAATCTTCTTTTTTATCTTATTTCTTGCTTCTTTTTGTGCCATTTTCTTGAGTTTGGGGCCTGTCTTCATCATTTTCTTTTTTCTTTCTCTGGCCCGTGTTCTCTTCTTCGATGTTCTCTTTGCTGCTCTCGCAATATTCCTTCTACCCTGAAGAGAAATCTCGTAAATCTCCTCCGGGTTCTCTTCGAAATCAAATTCAATATCTTCATTAATCGACATGTGCCTCTTTAGATCATTGTACATTCGAATTGCGTCACTTCGTGACATTTTACTAGGGACACCTTCAAGAAAAGAATCCATGTCATTTCCTACAACAAACCCACGCATCTTAGATGCAGACATACCAGACACACCGTCTGCATCTGGATCTCGTTGACCCGCAGAGACTACCTTGAAGTTATCAAAATAGTAAGCAAGTTTCTTATCTTTATGATTGATGTATCGTCGAATACCTCTGTCGAATTCCTTGACACGATCGGAACCAACTACAAGAATAACATCCGTGTACCCATCATTGCTTAACTTTTTGAGTGCATGAAATACAGTGACAACAGATGGATCTTCTATTATATTTGTGCCTTTGAACCCCTTACGAAGATACTTGATCTTCTTTGCATAGGGTAAAGGATTCTTCTTTGCATCATTAGATAACGATGTGTATATTCTGTGTTCTGTTCCACCTGCAACTCGTTTTACCTTGTCTACGAGTTTTTCGTGACCGTTGGTTGGTGGATTGAATCTACCGAATGTTAATACGACTGATTTAGACATATACGATCTCCTATCCTATATTTATAAAAAAAGGGAGAGAACCTTGCGATTCTCTCCCTTTACGAAGTTCAAATTCATGCTGTCCAATTTTTGGCAGCCGTGAAGTTCTGTTTAGAGAACTCAAGACGATCAACCAGCTTCAGAGTTGTACCCTTCTTAAATTTATCGATGGCTACAAAACCCTCTGGAGCGGTAACACGATAACCGTCATTTGTCGCAACAAATGTACCAATATCTTTAACCGTCTCGAGCTTACGAACAATTTTAATCTTCAGACCAATTAAGTCCAAGTAGAGGACGAATGCTTTATCTATTTTACTCTTATTCTTAGTTAGATAAGAAATGAGTTTGTCTTTCACGGCCATTTTCCTTGACTTGGCCTTCTCAGTCTTCAGATTATTAATGGAGGCCTGCATTTTGTCGTTCATATAGTTTATGAACTCCTCCGCAGCGCCCGGCAAGGCTCCCTGCCTCACCTTTGAGTTTATGAATATTTTAAGTTCCGCAACAATGTCTTTCTGAGCAGCGAATGAATTAAGGAAAGACTTAGAGCTGTTTAACTTACGTCTTATTTGTTTTATTTTATTGTCTATTTCAGCGGCCTCTTGCTTCGTGAAGGTTGCACTTCCCGAAACATCTTTAAACGTGGCATCATCGAACCAGACATCCCTAGACCTTTTTAGCGCAGAAATCTGCGGGTTGAATGACGCCTTAAGATTTTCTATTGAATTACCCCGATATACCGTATGAAATACGATCCCCATTTTAGCTGATTTGATTGTTTTAGCCAGATCAGACCCCACGGGTATAGCGTAAACGATTGTATTCGGTTGGAATGTTAAGTATTTCGATCCATCAATCTCTACCTCCTGTAAATCTGAACTAGTAAACATAAGATCGCCTTGAAGAATATTGTCAATACCAAGTTTCTTCATATGCTTCAATGCGATTTTTAGTTTTTCTGCTAAACCGGGAGCGGCTGAATGATTCTTATCAATGTCCGCATTCGTATAGTTTACTTTCGGAGTCTTATTGAAAAGACCCTTACTCGCCACAAAGAACTTACCGGTCTGAGGATGTTTGCCTGCGAATATAGCAGGGGCGCCGTCCCACTTTACAGTGATATCTACTCGCCCCTGACTGTGACCTTTTAGATCATCAGTGATTGATTTGATTATTTCGAGTGCCTGTTCACCACCCTCGTATCCTAAATTTAGGATCGAGTCTTCGAAATGTTCCATGTGAACATTTTTGGATTCATTCAGGAATATTTGAAAGGACTTCATTTAAAACTGGCCTCGATTCATAGTATTTATCTATTGCCAGTTTTAGGGGAGCTACATAATTGATCGGTTTTTCAATAAAATTCTGCACATTGCCCTCTTCTGAGGATACCATAATCACGATCTGATCAATCGTTTGTCCCGTTAACTCTTTCCACATGATAGAGTATGCGGTGGCCTGCATAAAATACTGTTTGATATCTTTCTTACGTTTATCTCGGGTACTACCCTTGAAATCGATAACTGACACTACACCATCATATTCCGCGATGCAGTCTACACGCCCTGCCAGACGCAGGAGGTTACTGTATAAGGGGACTTCTTGTGCAATGACGTTGTTGACATGTCTGTCTAAGTGTGGTTTCAATTGAATGAAAAGACCAGTGGGGTTGTTAATTTCCTCGTTATTGATATAATCTTCAACTAACTGGTGAACGATATTACCCCGACGAAGAACCCTCTTGGATTCCTCTGGATTATCTTTTCTCCACTGTGCGAAGAACTTGTTCTTTTCGTGACCTACAACGGTAGTAACAGAGGGATAACTAACACCGTTATCTCTCTTGTACATTCTACCTTTTTCAGTTGTGGTTGCGTTTAGTTCTTCGAGAACTGGACTGTCTACATGATTAAACATAATAAAACCTTTCACATATTATACACTATTTATCTCATTTGTCAAGTTTTCTCGACCGGTTTTTAGACTTATCCATAGATTTTAGGTTGGATAGTTTCATATTACGGGGGTTACCGTCCTTGTGGTGAATGTCTTTGCCATCACCGAACGATGCCTTGCCCGCTTTGATTGCATCTCTGCGAGATTGAACTCTACCTGCTCTACGCAAGATTTGTTCAGGTCGGCCCTGATACTTGTCATATTCGTCACGGTAGTTTCGTTTCCATGCTTCGAATGTTAACATCATTTTTTGTCGGACCCATCTGAGTTTTTGTGGGACTTGTAACCTTTATTCTTCATCCACCAAGCAAGAGCCCACGGGTTCTTCTTCTTGCCTTTATCTAACTCCTTGTGCTTCTTCATGGCCTTTACTGTGCCTTCGAAGCCAGGAGGAGATACTTCATTTAGATATTGAATAAAACTTTTCATTACTTCATTGATCTCTTGCTAACTCGGTTGTGTGCAAGACCAGAAACGAACTTGATCTTTGCGGTTGAGAGTTGCTTCAGTTTTGCGTCATCTAGTTTATCAAGAAACGCAGTGAGTTTGCCGTATGTTGGTTGTGATGGGTCAACAGTCTTAATCTTCGAGTATTCGGCTCGAAGTTTATCGAGTTGTGACTTACTAAACACGGCTTCATCAATTGACTCTTCTTTGACCAATCCCCTGATCATCTTGGCATTACCCTTAACCTCTACACTACCAAGGTTCTGTGGTTTGCCATTATTCACAACAACGTGAAGTTGTCCACCTTTTTCGTAGAACTTGCGACCAAATTTCTTATCTTTGCCGAGATAGTTCATTTCATCAACCTGTTCAACTTCTTCACCCATACGCCCCCTGTAGTTTTTACCGAGGATCTTACGCATGTCGATATCAGTCTTCGCCTTTACCACACCCTTTTGTCGCTTTCGTAACTTGTCCATCTCACCCTTGTCTGCTTTCATATGACTTGGTTTGTCTGCCATTCGAGTGACACGCTGGGTGTTGTCCTTCTGTGCCTTGCTG